TATTTTGTTGCTGTAGGGTCAGGTCCTTTAGGTCCTACTTGTGTGGGGTTTATAGGTTCTGTTGATGGGTTCATCGTATATATATATATATATAATATATTTTTTTGAAAATATATGAATAAAAAATGAACGAATTCCTAAATGTGTAGACCTTTTCATGAAATATTTTTGGTTTACTCAATAAAAAAATCAACAACTATTGGATAATGGTCGGAATTATATGTTCCACAGTATTCGCTATATTTTTGATATATAAATACTTGTTGTATATTGTCATAAAGGTATTTTGAAACTAAAATATGATCAATCATTGAGAACTCGACCGATGTCGATATACAATCCCCATTTTTGTCCCACCAATCACTAAAGATATTGGATTTTTCCATATAGGTAGATACAGAATACAATTCATATGTATTATTATATACACCAGCATTTCCTTTGAAAATTTCCAAGACAGACGATAATGGCCTGTTATTATTTGCGTCTAATGTAACCCCATCAAAATCATTCAAATCCCCCGATACAATGATTTCGTATCCCTTTTTTACATATTGGACAATGATATTTTGAAGCACTTGTGCTTGCGCTTCTCGTTGAGCACATCTTTGAACATCCGTAGGATATGCTATTAAATGCGCACCAATAATAGCAATCTGTATATTCTCTATGACAATTTCTGTTATATAATGTTTACTAACACCACTTGTAGTGGGACTCCCAGTATATCCGCATGTTGAATATGGTATTGGATATGTAACACGTTCTTCAGTTCTATATAAAGATGTAACAGGATCTATTTTCGTAAGCATTCCTACATTTTGTCCTGTGCTTGTATCAGCCCCCTTTATCAAATAGGGTATATATTCGGGATAGTTCTCTATTAATAGATTCAATTCGTCACAACCTTCTACTTCACAAATGTTTATTATATCGGGGTCTAATAGATGAATGACATCTTTGACATATTCTAAATGAGTCTGGGCTTCTGTTTGATTCTCCCAAGGGCAACCTTCTCCGGGACAATCAGCAGATGAACAATAGTCTATAAATAACCATTCTGCATTATATTGGACAAACCGGAAAGATTTTGGATGTAGACGACGGTCCCCCTGTGATATAGGATGGGGACATTCAGTATCACTAGATTTTATAAATTTCACGAGAACCAAAAACAAATACAAAAACAAATACATATACTCTATTTCAATAAAAGATTTATATCCAAATTGGAATCGATGAATTTTTCTAAATAGTCGGTTCGTAAAACTTCTTTTTTGTTCTCTGTTTTTTTGCGAAAAACATATGAAGATTCAGTCTTTTTGACCGACCAACCTTTTTCTATTGCGTTTGTTAAAAAAAGCATTTTCTGGAAATTCTTTTTGCTGACTTGAATTTCTTCTGGTGTTTCCATATAATTTATATTTTTGTTTTTATGAAATTTGTTTAACGAATTACGAAAAAACAAATATAAACAATCGTAAAGTATCTATACAAAAGATGAAATCGGTGAAAACCATTGACGAAAAACACTCCGAGTTCGTCGCTCAATTTGCTAAAAATTGTAATGAAATTGTGCCTAAGTTACGTGAGGAAATAGAGGTTCTCAAATCGTGTTTAAAATCCGCAAAAAAGAATATTGATAATTATATGGATACGAAAGATTCTATCCGGAAAAAGCAGCATGAAGTAAAGACATTATTAAAAGAAGAAAAAGATTATTATTTGGACAATTCGAAATATGTTTTCAATTATTTTGAACAGAAAAAGGAGATTTCATCTGGAGGAGGAAATACAAATGTTCTCCATTCTTTTTTCAAGATAAAGACAAAAGATCCAGAAAATGCGAATCCACAATCCGATAAATACAATCAATCACGGAAAACTTATCAATCTTATTGGCGAAATGTCACAAATGATTATGTGAATATTCAAGATTATATTGTTTCTTCAGATGTCTGTGATTCATGTCATATAGGTGAAATGATTCCACAGGATGAAGAAGGGATTTTAATATGTAATCATCCTATTTGTGGTAAGTTTATCTCTTATATTGTGGATTCCGCAAAACCTACAAATAAAGAACCACCAAATGAGGTGTCATACACAGCATATATTCGACTCAATCATTTCAAAGAAATCTTGTCGCAATTTCAGGCAAAAGAGACAACACAGATTCCGGAGGATGTCATAAAGGCGATTAAAGACAGGATCAAAAAGGAGCGTATCAAAGACTATAAAGAAATAACATATGATAAAATGCGCGATATTTTGCGGAAATTGGGGTTTAATAAATATTTTGAACATATTCAATATATTAATTCGATTTTCGGTGTAAAACCCCCGATTATGAGCGAAGAATTACACGAGACGTTATGTGTTCTCTTTATTGAGATTCAGCAACCTTGGGCACTTCATTGCCCACCTAATCGGCGGAATTTTTTCAATTATACGTATACGCTTTTCCAATTATGTGTTCTGTTAGACCAGACACAGTATTTACCGTATATACCGATGATGAAAGACCGTGAAAAACAGTTGGATCAAGATATGATTTGGAAGAAAGTGTGTGTAGAATTGGATTGGGAGTTTTTTCCTACGGTTTAGACCCTTGAAGATTTATAAATCAAAATTTAATATTAGATTCCCATTTGGATTCATTTTTCAAAGTATAAATCACCATATCTTCAATCATCAAAAAATATTCGGTTTCGTTCATATCCGTAAAGTTCTCGTATGTTTTAGAATCGCTAATATTCGGTCTATTTTCATTAGGGAAAACAAAGGGTTTTATCCAAGTTATATTTGCGTGTTTGACCGGACGAAAATGGGATAAAAAGAACGGCAATAAAAAAACAAATCGTATCATATCTTCTCTATATTATACGATTATTTTTATATCTTTTTCTATAGACTCATCTTCTATATAAACTTGTCTTCTTTATAATGGAATTGAAAAACGGAACGATGGAAATCAATTTGTCCCTGATGGTCGGTTTTAACTTCTCCTTCTTCTAATCCTACCATAGGCACAATAAGACCACATCGCCCGAATTTCGTGAATTGCCAATCGGTACAAAAAGGCGTTTCTTTTTGTGCCAGCGCATATTCCGCCGTATATCGTTCAATAAGAACGGCAGCATGGGCCCGTGACATAAAATACATATGTGCTCCCCATAAATCACGAGGATATCCCTGAATCTTCCATTTATCGGTTCTCTGTAATACAGGGAAATAATTGTCTTCAGCCACTTCATAAGGCCACAAGTAACTAAGAAGTAGAATATCCAACTGGGTTTTGTCATAAAGGGATATTATTTCGGGGATTTCTTCTTTTAGATTTCGGGACAAAACGACATCGTCTTCACAAACGATACAATAATCGTAGGTTGTGTTCTCAACAAATTCTCGCATACAATCTACATGTTGAAAGAATATAGACCAATTCCTTTTTTCGAATGTGGTGATGGGTTGGTCTTTGATACGTGGGTCTTCAACGGAGACGGGGGCGACGAAATGAGCATCAAGTCCCACCGATTTTACTCTTTGTGACATTCTTCGGCGACGTTCTTCGTCTTTATAATTGACGATATAGATACCACAAGACATTATTACAATAGATACAATATTTTTATATTTGTTTATTGTATATGAATAATATTATTTACAGAACGGGTAAAGGATCTTTATTTATTCAGGTTCTCACACTTTTTTTAGATATGTATGTTTTGTCGTTGAAAATAAGTCCGTCTATGATATTTGTAAAGAGTTTATTATGGTTAGAACTATTGGTTCAATTAATAGAGGGTTCTTTTTATGTTTGGTTGGTAATGAATTTTGCGAAGATCGACAATATAACCCCATTTAGATATTATGATTGGGCTCTCACTACACCTACTATGTTATTTACTTATTGTATGTATTTGTATTACGAGAGAACAAAGGATCAAGAATCCTTTTATACGATTGTTGAGAAAAATACCCCGACATTGGTTCCTATTTTCATATTGAATACATTGATGTTATTGTTTGGATATTTGTCAGAAATGGGTCGATTGAGTGTGAAGATAGGAACTGGGTTGGGATTCCTTCCATTTTTCGCAATGTTCTATTTGATTTACGAGAACTATGCCAAGTTTACAGTAGTAGGGCAGACTACATTTGTCTATTTTATGAGTGTATGGGGATTGTATGGTGTAGCGGCATTGTTGTCTTATAACTATAAAAATGCGTTTTATAACATTTTGGATTTGTTCTCTAAAAACTTCTTTGGAATCTTCTTGGCGGGGGTTATTTTATACGATAAATATTGGTGAAAAAATAAAGACATAAATATATATGAATTGGTTCTTATTTTTGAAATGTTGTAAACAAAATGTAGAAGATCCTCTTGAACACCCTATGAATCTACGAATTAGAAGGGATTCAGTAGCCCTTTTTGACAATGAAAACGAAAGGTTAATAGATATATCTTGTAAGGATTTAGAAAATATTATTGAAAATGATGTCATAAAGGGTATTGAAAATGACGTTGTCGAGGGTATTGATGTCATAAAGGGTATTGATAGTGAAGTCATAAAGGGTATTGATAGTGAAGTCATAAAG